AATCAAAGAAGCAAGTAATGAGATTGGTAAACTATCAGAAGAAAAGGGTGTATTGAGTTTAGAACAGAATAAGATAGAGGCAGAAGTAGGACCTATCAAATATGTGGCAGAATTGATTTATGGAGAGAACGCTGAAGATAATTTTGATAGTGCTGTTCGTATAGTAATATTGATACTCATATTTGTATTTGACCCATTAGCTGTACTTCTATTGATCGCTGCGAACATATCCTTAAGACAGTGGCGTATGAAAAGAGAACTTGTTGAAGAAGACAAGAATTTAACTCTACAACAAAAACTAGATAAAGCAAAGAAGAAGGCTGAAAGATTTAAAGAAAAGAGTAGAGACTATAAGAAAATGGTTACTCAATTCGCAGACTTCAAAGACATGGATCCAGACGAAATTAAGTTAAAATTAGACCAAATATATGATTGGAATGATAAAGATAACAAGTAGTTTATTATTATTGGTGATTCTATCAGGTTGTATGAAAACTACTTGTGTAACCGATACTGAATGTACAAAGAAACTAGATTGGAATAACAAGGGCTTTACTTTGTTTAGAACAGTGATAACTAATGGAACAAACTTGGGCAAATAGAGGGTTGACAAGTGCCTCATAATGTGATAGTATATAGTATATGATGACAAATAGTGATATTGAAAGACTTCAATTTCCTTATCTCACAAAAGATGAGATAAGAAGAATTACCAATGTAGAAAGAACTTGTAAAGTAGCTACTACCGAGTGGAGTAAAAAGTATTGGTATGGTGTATTTAAAGAGTTATGTACCATGTATGGTGTAGAATCATATTTTAGAAAGGTGATTAATTAATGAATATATTTTATGTACATAAAGACCCTGTGATTGCTGCGAAAATGCTTATTGATAAGCATGTTTGTAAAATGATTATAGAATCAGCACAAATGCTATCTACTGCTCACAGATTACTAGAAGGTATAGAGTGGACAGATTATTCTAAAAATGGTCGTAAGATTAAAAGATGGCGACTAGAGAATAAATCACACGAAGATATTATTTACAAAGCCTCACACATAAAACACCCTAGTACAGTTTGGGTTATGGCTTCAGCATATAACTATAATTGGTTGTATAGACATATGATTGCTTTGAATGATGAATTTAAATTAAGATACAATCATATAGAAGACCATATGACAATTAGAAAACTAGGTAAGATATTAAACAATCCACCAAAAAACATATCTTTAACTACAATGCAAACAGATCCTACTCCAGCAATGCCTGACGAGTGTAAGATACCAGGTGATGTAGTTGGCTCGTATAGAAAGTATTATGTAATGAAGAAACAAGCTATGGCATCGTGGAAGGCGCCATCAACCCCACCAGAATGGTATACGAAAGGTTTACAAAATGGATTATGAAGAAGTTGAAAAACTGTCTTTAGAAGAATCTAAAAGACAAACAAAAGAACGAAAAGAAAGTGGACTAAATATGATACGACAATTTACATTTGAGGAAAAGAAATTATTGTGGGACGGATTACGAGAAGATAAGAAAGATAGACATTTAGAATCTTTTAGTGATGATTTAAGAAATAGTATTATTAAAAAAGTAAAGGAAAAAAATGATTAGAGAAGCATTAATAAAAAAACTAGAAGGTGATATCGCTGTTGCTGAAGCAGATTTAAGAACTTTCTTAGCGTCACCAATTGGTGTTGCTGAACATATTGATTACGTATTAACAGCAGAGAAGAAGACAGAAGTATTAGCACATGCTAAAGATAAGCTAGAGGCAATCAAAAACCTTTAATGCCAATATATACATTTTATAATAAGAAATCCAAAAAAGAATTTACAGACATGATGACCATTGATGAGATGGAAAAGTACATGGGTAAGAATAAACATATTAGACAGGTTCCTGCGGTACTAAATATTGTAGCGAGTGTAGGTGAAAGAACTGGTAAGAATGACCAAGGTTGGAAAGAAACTCTTTCTAAAATTGGAGAGGCGCATCCAGGAAGTGCATTAGCAGCACAGACTACAAAGAAGTCAATTAAGCAGATTAGAACAGAACAAGCAGTCGCAAATAATAAAAAACGAGTAAAGGCGATAAGAGGAAAAAGAAATGGCTAAAGACATACCAGATTATATGCGAGGGTTTGACCTTGAAGAAGATTGGGGCGCAACCGCAGTATCTTCAGCACCTAAAGTTGAAACTAGACCTACAATAGATAAAAAAGACATAGAAAATTTAGGCGAAAAGACTAATTTAGAAATAGCTAAAGTAAAAAATGATGTAGGGTCAATTAAAGCTATGATGAATGAAATCATGCAGATAGTTGCTGAAAAAGATACTATTACAAAAGAAGTTAATAGTGCGGACGTTGACAAAAGATTTAAAGATATTGAAAAGATTGTATTACCTTTTTTGTATAACTTAGGTAAAACAGACGAACCTTATATACATTGGCCTAATAGAGGACCAATCATTAAGGCACAGATAGAGAAGTTATTAAAACTAACAAGAGGAAAAGAATGAATATTAATCAATTAAGAGAACAATTAAAGATTGACGAAGGAGTTAAGTATGAAGTCTATGACGACCATTTAGGCTACAAAACTTTTGGTATTGGTCATTTGGTTACTTCTAATGATGAAGAATATGGAGCAGCAGTTGGCTATCCTGTTTCTGAGGAAAGAGTTAACGCAATATTTGATAAAGATGTAGAAACTTATATTACCGAATCTAAAAAGGTTTTTCCTAATTTAGACGAACTACACGAAGAAGCACAACAAGTGATTGTAAATATGTGCTTTAATATGGGTGCTCCAAGACTATCAAAGTTTAAGAAATTTGTAGCCGCAGTAAATGACGGTAATTGGTCAACAGCAGCTGTTGAAATGATGGACAGCCGTTGGGCAAACCAAGTTGGTGTAAGAGCAGAGAGATTGAGAGATCGTATTTCAGCATTATCTACTTGAAAGCCTAAACCGATTAATGATGAATTTAAGAAACAACGTGATGACCTAAATGATATGTACTCTAAAAAAGGCATTTAAATAAGGGTTGACAAAAGACTTATATTATGATATAGTATAGTAATACAAATATGAAAGTGAAAATATAATGACAAGCAAATTTAATTTTATTGAGTTAGACAAATCGAATCTTCCAGTAACTAAAGGTAAAAAAGTAGATGGTTTTCGTTTCTATGATATAGAGGGAAAAGCATATCCATCAATTACCACTGTACTAGGTATTCAAAAGAAAGCACAATTACAAGAGTGGCGAGATAAGATTGGTGAGAACGTTGCCAATTGGGAAATGGGTAGAGCGGCCAGACGAGGTAAAGCAACTCACTTACTAATTGAACAATACATCAAAGGGTTAACACCAAGTGAACGAGGTGTATTACCATTAGGTCTATTCAGACTAATCAAACCATATGTAGATCAGATTGATAACATACATTGTTTAGAAACAATTATGTACAGTAAGAAGTTGACCATCGCAGGTCAAGTTGACTGTATCGCTGAATACAATGGTAAGTTATCGGTAATTGATTTTAAAACAGCAAACAAAGAACGACAAGAATCTTGGATAGAGAACTACTTTATGCAGACTACAGCTTATGCACAAATGTATGAAGAAATGTTTGGAAAAGAGATAGAGCAAATCGTTATTTTACTAGCCTCAGAAGACGGTTCAGTTCAATCATTTATAAAAGAAAAGAAAGATTATATGGAACCTTTGAAGAAATCAATCGGTGACTTTTATAAATATTATGAAGAACTAAACAAAGATAAAATTCAAGCAAGTTAATTAAAAAAGTGGCCCACATTTTATCGTAAGAGGGCAAATGAAAAAAACAATAATAGGACTTTTTTTTAGTATATTTGTATTATCAACAAATGTTAATAGTGAAGAACTTTATACAGTAAACTTACCAGCGTTGTGTGGAACTCCAGATAATATACAAAAGTATTTGGACTACAATGGGTTTAAACCTTTTCATCTATCGTTAGGTAGAAC